AGATCCTGACATCCCTCTCGCATTGAGGGACTTCATCAGGCCTTCAGTGGCAAACTCTGCATTCTGAGCCCGGAACGGATCGAAGGCGGCATAATTCGAGGCAAATTCGGACTGAGCCCCAGTGCCGTTTAATCCCAGAGCGTTGCCGTACATCTGGTCGGCGCCCTGACCACTGCGCATATAGGGGTCAAGATAGCCAAGAGCTTTGTTCTCGCCTCTGTTGAGTGCGTTGTTGGCCTGGTCATAAGCCGCCCCGATTCCCTTCCCGGCTTGAGAAAGGAAATCCCCGGCTTGATCGTACCCGGTTGTGAGTTCGCCCCGGGCTTTGGTTTCGCCCTGTTGCAGCATACCAGTAGCATCGGCATAACCTGCCTTTGCTTCCTTGGCGCCCGGATTTAGGAACGATGAAAAGAAGCCCATGTGATCCTCATATTTAGCGGAAGGTTGCGCCGAGCATGTCGGCCAGAACGGACTCGTTCCATGTCGTTCGGAGCGTTGCGCCTGTCGCCGTTACGGTGTCTGCCTGACTGGCGGCTCCAAGGAGAAAGTCACCCGATCCATCGCTTATCGAAAGGTTGTTGCGAAGCGTTGCGCCGGTCCAGCCGGTCAATGAGAGCGCCGTCGTCCCGATAGCCGCCGCCGTGGCAATCAAAATGCCGCCGGACTTTGTGTTGATCGACGTGGTGTGTGTTGTTGCATTGGCGGCGGCGGCGTAACTCGCGGTATCGTAAGGCGTTGTGCTTTGCAGATTGTATGCCGCCCAAACGCTGATCAGTTCGCGCCCAGACGTGCCAGACGTGACGACGATACTGGCGGTTGTGCCCGTTGGGACTGCGGCGCGCCAAAGCCTAAAAGTATTAGAGCCAGCTGATACCACGACGGATGCCGCTATCCCATTAACGGTGACCGCAGTTGCAACATCGTAATATGTGGCCACAAAGACTTGCCGGGTCGGATGAGCCGCGCCAATCGACATGCCCGTGAATGTGTAATCAGGTGGTGTTGACGTTAGCGTCCCGGCGCTGTCCGTCCATGATACTGTCGCGGCTGGCGCTCCAATCACCGCCCCTGGGAAAATAATCATGCCAGCGTCAGCGTCCCGCCAAGTGTGACTGTTGCTTCCTCACAAGATGAGTTTGATGAGAATGTGAACAGAATATCCGCCCCAACAGCTAGCACGTTGGCTGTTGAATGTGCCTGCGTGACTTCCGTCGTTGAAATAGGGCTGGTAGCCCCGCCAAGGTCCGTTGTTCCGATCTTAACCGTTAGAGTAATCGTTCCGGTGGCACTTCGCGTCGTGACGCTGGTGATGGTTCTCGCAACCTTGGCTGATACCACCATGCGGTAGTCGCCGTTCTCGGGCGCGAGGAACAACCAGGATTGCTCCCAGGTCTGACCCGTGTCCGCCTTCCCGCCTAGCGCCGCCGTCAGTCCGCTTACATCGCCCTGGCCTATCGCCAATAGAGCTTTGATCTGTGCCGGCGTTAGCCGTGTATCCGGCGCGTCTCCTGTTGTCGCGTTCCCCGGCATCGTCTCTGCCGTCGTAGCCGCGCCCGACAAATCCGTCAGCGTGTTGACCTCACCAAAGGCGCTCTGAAACAGCCGATACCATTCCGGCGTCATCACCCCGTTTGACTGCACCAATGGTGTTGAGGACTTGGGAAGAACAGCCACTAGCCCAGCCTCTCAACATCAAGTGCAGCACCTTGAATGCACCGCGAGACATTGGCCGACATTCTAAAGCGCCACGTCCGCCCGTTGCGGCGGATCATCCCCAGTCGAAGCCACTTGGCTCTGGCGTTCGTGTTCCCACCCGAGCCAACCGAAGCTCTTCGCTCCGTCGACCAAGTGCGGCCCCCGTCCACCGAGTAGCTCATCAGCACATGAGGGTCTGCGTCTTGTGGCCGGCCCGGACGCCCCACACCGGGAACCACATCTAGCGCCAGGCCATGAGCCAAAACTGGATACGGAAACGCATCGCTTGGCGCGGTCTGCACCGTCATAACCAATGGCGAACCGCCTTCATCCATAAATTCGCCGCTCATGTCGTACAGTTCGCCATTCTCATAGTCGCCAGCGAGCACCTTACCCTGCCATTCAACAACCCCAGAAATCCGCCAAAAGTCTAGGCCGTAGCTTTTACGCTCATGCCATGAGCCCTCGCGAAGATCATAGACCCACGTCCAGAGCGGCGATGTGAAGGCGACGAACGAATGCCCAATTGACTTCGAATGCCAAGCAAACGCTGAGATGTCAGTCTTGTCTTCAACTTCGGCAATGGCGCGCTGCACATCAGGGTTAGAAATCACTTCACCACCATACCCTACCATCCGCTTGATAGTGCCATCTGAGGCTAGCCAGATAATCTCACGATCCAGCTTGACGATGGCCATAGGAGCCAAAAGCCCAACATCAATGGATTGAACCGGAACAAACGGAAACGACGCCGTTTCGCTCGGATTGTTCTGATGAAACTCTATCGAGTCAGAACCGAATAGCGCGATTTCTGTTTCCGTTGGGATCACACGCAAGATTTCATCGGGTGAGCGTTGCGCCTTGCCAAAATCAAGAGCCGAGATATTTTCTGCGTCGTCTTCCCCGGTAATAAAGAACCGATTAAAATTCGTGGTTATAATAAAATAACCGTCTTTGACCGCTATCGACGTGGGTGTACCGGCTAAATCAGCGTCAACATTGAGTGTTTCGGTTGTCCCCACAATCGTATAATACTTATTATCTGCTGCCGTAACCAAGCCAACCTGAGTATCTGGCGAGCGCCGATTGCGCGCGAACGTCACCGGGCCTTCCGCAGGAAGCGTCAAAAGATTGGTAACAGCCCCAACCGTATCAATCGCCCAAAGCGTGGTACCCGACACGCCATACAAATACGATTCCGTTGCGATAGCCCCATAAAATTTGCCGGATGCAGGCGTGTAAAGCGTATCAAGCCCTTCCGTGGCATAGATGTTATACGTCGCCTTGGCATCGCTGCCCGTGCTTTCAACGTAAGCATTGATGAGGCGCGCCGCGCCTTCAAAGCCAAACCGGGTTTTATTGCTCTTTGTCGGAAGCGCTAAGGGCGTCCAGCTCATTCGGCAGTCACCCCGCGCCAGCACCAAACGCATGTGCCATCTGTTATCGATGCGTCCGTCCCGGTAGGCCCGCCGCTAGAAGCTGACGTGCCTTCCGTCACCAACTCATAACGGTTAGCATTGTTGACCACAAAGGCACGCAGAGTGTAGGCCGTCAACGCCTGCCATGCCGCCTCATGTTCCGTTTCTGATTCCGGCTGATAGCGATACACGCCAGTTAGCAAAGCCCCATCAAACCGAGCCTCGGGCGTCGCAATATAAGCCGCCTCAATAGCCGCGCGCCCGTTCTTAGCGTCACGCTGCAAGATCGGCCCAGGCGTTTTTCCGTATTCTTCCGCTAGCCGCTCAGCCAACATAGCCACTACGGCTTGTTCGAACCGGCTATCGATTGGCAACACATCGCCGCTTAGGCCCATGCCTTCCCAAGATGCAATCATCGCGGTCAGCGCTTCTGTCGCTGCGGCAACATCCATTGCGGACGGGCTTTCGAGTGCGTCGAATACCCCAAGCCGCCGCAGCGCGCTGGTGCTAATTTGCGTTGCTGTCGCCATCCGGCGCTACCTCATCAACGGGTGTTTCATCTGCCTTGCGTGGCCGTCCTGGCTTGCGCTTTTCAGGCTCAACGGCCACAGCCTCTAGATCATAGGGCGCGTCTTTCCAGCCGTCATTCGCTGGCACATCACCAACAGACGCAAACAACCTCGCATCATGGCCCCTATACATCCAAACCGATGTATCAGTCACCACGGGGGCCGGTTTCCCAGCCCCCTCGCCATTGATCAAATCGTTTGCCATTAGCCGGTCAACCTCACAGCCAGATCGCCGTAAATCGCCTTGACGCCATAGAGAATGTCGAGACGGATAATGTCCTCGTCGTTCTCAATGTCGTAATCTTTGACGACGCGAACCGATAGATTGTCGGCAGATGCACGCGACTTGAACGCGGCACCATCCGGCAATTCAAGATCAGCCATAACAAGCGCGAAGGCATTCTTGTGGAAGCACAAGTTTTGCGCGTATGCCGTTGCAGCCGTGCCAGACACAACCGATATGGCAGCGTTATCAGCCGGAACCTCTGACACGTTCTGATATGGGCTAGCCGTATCAGAGACAATTGCCGGCGAGATCGTCAGAGTGACCGCACCACCACCAGACGAATCCGCATCAGCAAGCACCGTAAACTGCTTAAGATACGTGTAAGCCTGCCGTGTGCCGCCATTGATGGCATAAACGCCCGCAATGGTGATCACATCGCCAGCCTTAGCCCAACCAGTGATGGAGTTGGACGCGCCGTCGATTACAAGCGACTGGCTGTTAGCCTGCGGCGAAGCGTTTGAGTGCTGTGCCGCACCGTTCACAAGCGGCGTGCCGCCCTTTGCGCCGTTGGTGTGGTTCAACACTGACTGGCCTTCATACGTGTCAAACCCGGCATATTTGCCGATCTTAACCCGCTCCATGGCCGTTAACTGCTTTCCTGGCTGATACTGGTTCTTAAGGTCGTTGGCGATCTTAAGAGCCGCAGCCGGATCAAGCACAGCGTTGAGCGTGTCACCCATTGGGGCGCGCTGCTCGACTAGGCGCTGACGTGCTGCACCGAGTTCTAAGAACGTGCTGGGCGTGGTGCCAGCCGTTCCTACCCAAGACGGAACAGACGAATAAAGCCCCATAAGCGAGGTCTCGACCGTCTGGGCAAGCTCGATCATTGCGGGCTTAATGTAACGCTCTGAGTATTCCTCAATGGTCAGGGTCAATTCCTGAGTTGAGAACGCCCAAGACACGTGCTTGCGTTGGTCAAGCACGACTGCAACCGTGCCTTCTTTCACGTCTTGATTGACGCGAGTGGCACCAGTCTGCGCTTTGAACCGAACCGGCTTGCGGATCGATACCGTAGAGCCGACTTTTGCAAACTCTTTCGAGTAATCGCGATGAACAAGATTGCCCATAACGAGATTGTTCTTGAGCTGAAAAAGCCCTTCCTTAGCAATGATGCTAGGAGTGATAAGCGTGTTAGA